CCTGAACCTGAAAAGCATCTGGCATGGATATCTCAGGTTATATTCGCTCTTGCTTATGCCCAGCGCAATTTTGGTCTGACCCACAATGACCTCCACGCAAACAATGTGATGTATGTTGAAACCGATAAGGAGTTTCTATTTTACAACTGTGGCGGTGTTCTATATAAGGTTCCTACGTTTGGATACATCATAAAGATTATAGACTTTGAGAGAGGAGTTGCGTCTGTAAAGCTTGCTGGAATGAAAGAGTCAAAGCTATTTATGAGCGACCATTTTTCTCCTAATGAAGAAGCTGGCGGTCAATACAACTATCAGGATTACTATATTCCTAAGTTTCCTGAAATCAAGCCTAGTCCTTCATTTGACCTCTGTAGATTAGCCACTTCTCTCTATTGGGATCTATTCGTAGAACCAGATGAGACAAATCCTTTGTTCAGTATGTTTGTGCGTTGGCTGACGCAAGATAATGGTGAGAGCGTGATGTTCTCTAAGTTAGATGAGCATCACGATCGTTATCATGGATTCCATCTTTACAAAGCGATAGCTCGCTACTGTAAAGAAAATGCTATCCCTCGAAAAGAGATAGCGAATCTAAAATCAAAATACGAAGTAACTTCCGTAGATGATGGTTACACAGTTCTATCTATTGATTTTTAGAAAGTAGGTTGACCCACAAACATCTCCTGAACGACAGGAACACTCTCAGCTACCACCTTTGCTACTTCAGGGACTACTTCAGGTCCGCTTGTCGCAAAAACAACTCCACCAGTTATTAGACTACCAAACACAGATAGCTTTGAAGCCTGAGCCCAATCTATGGGTTCCCCTTTGGAGCGACGATCAAGAGCATACAGAATAAAGCATACGAGGCCTACACCCAGAGACGCAACTAGGAGCATCATTTGTTGCTCTTTTCGTTAAGTTTTACAGATTTAGAACGAGTGACTCCTCGACCTTCTCTTCAAGCTCCTTTAGAGGATCTTTCTCCTCTTCTTCCTCCTTTTCTTCTTCAACCTGAACTAGGTCGCCAATATCAACCTCTTCTTCGCCAACAGTTACCTTCGGAGGACCTTCATCGTCTTCCTCGTCATCTCCAAAGGATACAGCTTTGGGAGGGGCTTCATCCTCTTCACTCTCAGAACTGGAATCATCCTCTGCTACAGGGGCGGGCTGAGTAGATACTTCAGTCTGTGTGAAATACTTCTTTGCGATACTCTCCCACGGCAGGAAGCTACGGATAACCTGTTCTAGACACTGAGAGATGATGTTCTCTACCTCCTGACGGTTACGGGCATGTTGTTCGGTGGTTACTCCTGTGGTCTTAAAGAGATAAGCTACTTGCCATAGCTTACGAGCGGAATGCTTGTAGAGCTCATGAACAAAAATAGCAAGAGAAGGTCTATCAAAGTCAATCTTAATCTCAGAAGAACCACCCTGATAGTGTAGAGACGCAAAAGACTTCATGTAGGCAATAAATACGCCCATAAGTAGGTCATCAAGATACTTACACTTTGTTACCTTCTGAATACGGTCTACTTCCGTGGCCAGGGTTACATCAGACCACTCGGGAATACGAGTTAGCATATTCTGAAATGTGCGAAGAACTTGGTCAGGTTGGTTGTTTCTCTCGCAGAGTTCAATGGCAGACTTCTGAATGCTCCAAAAGCCTTCCGATACAGGAGGAACAAGAAGGCTTCCGAGGTGTTCGCGAAGATGAGTCTTTGCTACTTCAGTTTCGCTCATTTGTTAATGATTAATGATGTTATGCTCTAAGCATTAACGCAGTTATTTTAGAAAGCGAATATCTTGAATTTTTTCGTTTTGTTGGGGGTGTTTTGCCTGTTCTAAAAGTTTTACTGTTTCTTTTAATTCTTTAATTGCATTGTTAATTGATTGTTCAACCAGAAACCCATTAGATGCTCTAATGAGAGTAGGTTGTACACTTTTTATATGACTCATAGCCCGAGAAAGGAGGGTGTGGCAAAACACCGTGGTCATGCCTTTGATTGAGAATAATTTTACACGGACCGTATAAACTCCCACTTTAGATAGGAACATATCTTCTCCCAAATCTGATCGTGAGCTATGAGGCGATCTCGGCTTTTAAGCAGAGGAAAATACACCTTATATTCGTCTAATTCGAGGAGCTCGAAGAACTTGTAAAGGATGTAAGAATAAGATAGAAAATTAGTGCGGTCGTCGGGACAATATAGAAGAAATGGTGCTTGTATTTCTTGGAACATAGTTCGAATCTTCTCCTCAATTTCGGGGGTAATGGTTGGAGGCGGATTTCCGTTAAGTCTTGATAAGATGTGGGTGGCATGTTCGTAATACTTAGACCTGTTTAACTTCTTTAAAATCTCACGCATATCTTTCTCAGTTAACTCTGCTATATTCCGAATACGCCTCTTTTTAATTTCAGACACAACTTCCAACATAACTTCCTCTGGGATGATGGTGGATTCTTTTGCCTGAAACTGATTCAGAATTTCATTCAAATGGTTAATCTTTTTATAAGCATAATTGTTTCGTTCTTTAGGAGGATCGCGGAATGAAGGTAGATCGGATACAACAAGCATATATGCCTCAGAACCACAATTAGGACAGACTAGAACGCCTTCATCTGACATTTCCTCTCGAGCGATGTTACACATATCACAATGCTCTGCGCTATTATTTACTTTATCAGTTGATTCGCCAGATAGTGTCATCTTCATGCGTGTAGCATACTCTTCGAACAGGTCTTTCTTTGAATGATTGTTTGTGTCACATGCCGATGGTGCTAAATATTTCATGAACGTTCGTTGGTCGCCCGGAGCACATGAAATAGCCTGCTTCTTGTCGCTATCTGAATAATACTTTATCATGATATCTGCGTTCTTAACGAAATAATTAACCAGTGGATCGGCTTGCTCTATTTTACCTCTTATAGTTGCGACTTCTTCCTGAAGTTTAGTTATTTTATACATTTCAGTTGTCTTTTCAATTTCATCTTCAAGTTCTTCTACTCGTTTACGAAGTTCGTCTATATTTAGAGTTGAATCCTTTATAGATGTTATAATGGACTGATGAACGGAATCCAAGGTTCCAGATACAATGTCTTGAGACTTGGATTTTGAAGGTTCACGAAACTTCTTTATTCGGAAAGCGTTATCCATTTATTAAACTTTCAGTTCTTGGCTGAAAATACAATCAGCAGAAAAGCTAGTCCAGCAACGATTGTGGGAATAGCAGAGGATGTTCCCATGTTTGAAAAGCTTTCGGTTGATGGGGTAGCACAGTTAGAAACGTCTACCTCCGTACAGAGAGACGGATCAAAGTCGGGACTCAGAGTTGGAGTTAAAAATGCAGACTGAGGACCGCTTGATACATTACACTTGTAACATCCACATTGAGGAGTTGCGTCTGACATAAGAGACGTAAAAAGATGAATAGGATTTAATCCTTCAATGTCATCAACTACACCCGGAATAAGACCATTAAAATCTGCGCCAAGCTCGCTCATGGAAGCAGGTAGAGCTGCCGCTCCAGAAGACATATTGTTGATGTAGTTTGATCTAGGCTGTGTTGACCCATCCTTTGCTACACATGATCCACCTGTGTTAACAAAAAACTGGTTTCCAAGAGGAGGATCTCCTTCTATCAGAATCTTTACATACTCTGCTATACCGGAAGCGTTTCTTCCTAGCTGACTCATAGATCCGTCAGACCCTATTCCTAAACTAGAAGGCCCTGGAACATTATCGGCATAGCTATAATCTGGACCTATAACATCGCTTACAGCGTCTCCTGATCCAGATGAAATTTTACCCCATAATGGGTTACTATCACTCATTACTACTTACTGATGTTTTTTGATATATTCGGATACTTGAACACGAAACACTGGATTTGTTAAAGAACATGGTCTTTGAATCAGCATAGACTTTACGGTATTTTCAAACGGGAATTGGAACTTTAGGCAGAGATATATGAGTGTTAGAAACGCACTTCTGTTAATTCCACATTGACAGTGAACATAGATTATAGCAGAGGAACGTTCGGCTAAGAAGTTATTCATACATTCTTTGAACTGAGGAAACCATTTTGTAATATCAGCTTCAAGTGTATCTTCTGCGTAGAGGCACATGTATTTATCTGGATGTGTTTGGCGAAACCATTTTGGGCTATCTGTGTCTTCAGCACAGTTGACAACGTGTGTAATATTATTCTGTTTAACAAATTCGGGAGTTAGCATGGGTCCAGAACCAAACATAACACGAGGATGTAGCTTTGCTGGAGGGTCATGTTCCCATCCCTTTGAAGAATGTCTATACTTATCCCAGAAGCTATTCATTTGAGTGGTAATGACTGTTCTTGAAAACGAATACATTTTCATTATGGAAATGTTTTATCAAAGCAAAAAATGACGGAGATTCCAGATTACAAGTGTGTGCACAACACGCACTTCCACCATGCTCGATTGTTGAAGAGGAACAAGTGTATCGCGAGTGCGAGGAACACGTTGGGCACTAGGAGCCGTGGGTCAGGTTACTCCGACCACAGCTTACACGCAGAACGGGCAGTTGTGAAACGCATAGGCGATATCTCACAACTGCGTGGGTGTGTTCTGGTTGTAGTTCGGGTAAACAAACATGGACAACTGTTAAACTCTAAACCTTGCTCAGAATGCCAGAAGTTTCTGGAGAAATGTATGAGCAAGTATGGTCTTAGGAAGGTGGTCTACTCCTCGTCGTCGGATGAAGAGTAAGTCCTACCACATCCACAATACTGGCAATGTTTCAGGATATAATGTTTATAATAATATCGATCTGTTCTGGCAAGAAAAGCGCGTTGGAGTGGACGAACAATTAATTCAACGAATATGATGTCCAATGCGGCAGTCATTTTTTCGGTATGGCAATTATTGACTGCCTTTTCAAGAATGAACTTGATTCTGGAATCCATTGAGTTATTCCTGTATACCTCAATGTATATTCGTTTTAAATCAGAGCGCTAAAGAGAGTTCCGGCCACGTATGCGATAGCAACGGCTACTCCAGCAAGGATAGCTGCGCCCATATACGAAGGAACACCTCCAGCGGTATACGTATTCGGGATATACTGGAGGATTAGAGAACGAGGAGTCGATAGAGAAATAATCATGGCAGCCGCAAAGAAACCAAAATAGGTCATCAGATTTTTCGCTGCGTAGCGAATGGTAGAAAAGGTATGGCTCTGGCTTGAATAAGACTGTCTGGGCGCACCGCCTCCCGCCGTCGGCATGATAAAAGGGTCACCACCTCCGGTCACAATAGGTGCGAAGGTAGTGGCTTGAGGGAGTTGGGGGTTCTGGACGGGACCGCTACCTAGGAGATCGCTTAAATCAGTCGCACCGTCTGCCATTTTATTTAAGAACGTAGGATTTCACATTTGGCATCCTCCGCATGATATTTATAACACTTTCCATCATAGGCAATTGTTCGTCCTTCTAGTTGAGATACTGGGATGTTCAGCATAGGCTTTACTAACTTGGGTTTGCTAGCTATTATGACTGCTAGACCCATCCCGACGATGAACGATAAAAAAGGAAGCGTTTCTTTACTCCTCACAATGGCTTCCATTATTTGTTTTGAGATGCGAGTAAATTGAGAGACACTTCACTTCCGTCACATGATACCTCTTCTGCTTTGAATCTTACACATCCGCCATTTCCAGTAGACATAGTGTGATGGTTATCCGGAGATGGTAACTCTAACTCGTGACGGGCTGGAGGACTAAAGACAGAAGTCAGAAGAAACCCAACAAGGGCACCAACAAATACCCAAGGAATAGATATCATCCTGTGCAAATTGTTATACTGCCGGGAATATTAGAATTAGGATTACAGTTCGGTTTAAAATACACTAACTTTGTAAAATTTAGTGGACAATTTGTAGCACTATATAACCTATTATCTGGATTTGCCACATTTCCCTGATAGTTAACTTTTGTGTTCTTAGCAATCGCTTGAACACGTATCTTATTGATATAAGCTGCTGCGCTCATTTACTCTTTTGGCGCTAATCTTAATTTACGGCGCACCTTTACTTTAGGTTCCACCGTAGGAGGCGGAAGGGGTCCTGTTTTGATTTCTTCAAAAATTTTCTGCCCTTGTTCGACTGGCATACCCCGGTACAGAATCTCCATTTTCAAACGTAAGAGGCGGTTGTCCATAATCTCTAATGGGAACATTTCTTACTGCGTTGTGCCACGTTACCGGTTCAAACTTTACCTTTTGAAGTTCCGGGGGAGTAGCAGTTCCGTAACTAGCAAAGAGAAAGTATACGAATGACCCCAGAACAACGACTAAAATCGCGACATTAAACCACCACGAAAAAATAGAATCACGAACAGATTTTACCCACAAAAGGTTGTCTTCAATTTGTGAGGCGGTATCTTGGACCAAATGAAACATCTTACTGAAACATAAGAAGATTGAATGCCGTCTTTAAGCACAACATATGGTGTCTCAATTCTATTGGCAAGTATAGCAGGCATTGGCTCTGCTTTTCTTGCTAATAAGTTTGTTCCTATGGTTCCCCAACCTACAGAGGTTAGCGGTGTTACGGAGCCAGTAAAGGAGGAACCTGCTCCTCCAGAAGTTCCTTCAAAGGTAGCCTATGAAGAACTACCTCCGGCTGAATTACCCAACTCAGTTCCTGCTGTTCCCGGCGAAGAAAATCCTTCTGCGGTGCTCGGTGGTTCAAAACAGGTTATGACAATATCCTGAGCCCAGCATTGACCGAATGAAACATCCATCTTCTTCAAAATACTCGTAATATAATCGTTTGTAGCTTCATGTGTACAGATTGTTACGTCTTTTGTTCGTGTTGCGACTAAAAGACGTATGACTTCATATCGTTCTTGTTGTGTGAGCTTTGCCATACAGATTGTAAGTGGCACTTCTTTGTAGATAAGATGTTCTCTGATGACATCCATTACTTCTTAAGTAAAAAACTTGTTAAAACGCGTTTAGAGGCTTAGCGTAAGGATTCTCATTGAACGCCTTGAGGATACCAGGTTCATTACGCTGGATGTTGACATCTTCCTGTAGAGGAGTCTTGTACTTGTAAGAGCCAAGCTGTTCGGCGTGAGCGGACATAGCAGATAGACCACCGTTGATACGAGTGGCATCTGCTAGAACACTCTCGTCCTTCTTGGTCTGAGCAGAATACATGTCAGCACCGATGCTGAACCCAGTGCCCTGCGCACCAGCGGGACCTGGGCGACCTTCAGCTGTTAGCTTCATGAACTCTTGGTAGGGTTCAGTGAAAGCGCGCACGTAAGGAGCCAGAATTGCGATGGCGCCACCGATTGAGCCATAATACTCCTTCTCGGTAGTTTCACGAGCCTGCGTCTTCATCGGCTGCTCGGGGTAAATTGCCGGAGCGGTCTGGGCACCCACGGCTGTATTTACACGATCCATGCCAGTCAGCACGAAACGATCTGGCTTATTCTTCTTTACTTCAGCCTGAATACCCGGTAGCGTTACCTGATTGGCACCCGGAATTACAGGGGGCTCGTAGCTGAGCTTAGGCTTGGTGACTACACGAAGCTCATCCGTCGTAGGTGGTAGAGCATATTCGCGGAGCTGTTCCTGCTGGAAACCACCCTTAGGAATGTTCGTGTAACCATCGTTGGCACCCGGACCTACCTGAACCTGCTCAATCGGGAACACGTTCTTCATGTTCTGGCCAGACACCATACGAGACTGCATAAAATCAGTCTCTACTTGGTTACCAAAAGGATTACCCGTCGCGGGCTTAGCGTCAAAGAAAGAACGAACTTCACGCTTCTGGAAGTATTCCTTACCAGCACCAGTGTGGTGATCTAGAATTCCATTGGTGGCTCCAGAATACATGCTCTGAGTCACGCGTGCGCCGAAAAAAGGAACCTCGTTATTGTGACCCATTGCGTCCTGACTGTGAACTACTTCATCGGTATGCTGTTCCGTCGGTCTCGGCTGGACGGCAAATTGTTCAACAAGTTCTAGACTATTACTCGGCTGGTCTTTAGCGAGCATATATCCGACTGCTCCTAGACCTACTAAAAGAGCCAGTTCAATCATTTGTATTTCAAGCTTACTTTTTCTTCTCTAATCTTGCGGACTTGGTTTCTTTAGGGAAGACAGCATGGTCTTGCGGTTTGTGGAAGAGCCATGTCATCTTTCTATGTGTTTGTTCAGTCTCCTGCGGGAGAGCCGGTTGAGAAACTGGCATAAATCCAGTCTCGGAGTCATCGGGGACATATAGCTTGGGCTTTATAATGGGAGTATTAAAAGCGTAGCTCATTTGTTTACATCTTCTTTTTAATATCGGCAGCAAGTTTAGCACCAGTATCCCCCATGTGCGAACCAATTGCCCACTCAGACCAACCATCACGATTGAAAGGAGACACTACCATCTTTCCAATCATGTTCTTGAATTTCTGAACAGCACTGTCAAATGCCTTACTGTCTTCGCCCGGAACGGGAAGAGGGAACTTCATAGGACCACGAGAAGAAGGCTTGATACCATAACAGTTCACGCCAAACTTGTTCTGAGGATCAAAATAGCCACCGTTTATACCCGGACGACCACATGCTGTTCTCTTACTTACATCTACTTCAGTTTGAAGCTTTTGCCAAGTAGCATCTTGTGTGGGATATAAAGCCATACCACCCATCGTCCAACCATAACCACACCATTCAGCTCCCTTTGAATAGGCATCACTTACTTGGTCGTATGTGGCTAACTCTGCGTCATAGGCGGCACAGACAGCAGGGGCATCATCGTATGTGTAATCATTTCCAGAGATATAGAATACCTCTTTCTGTTCTAGAGGTTTTGCGTCTGGGGGAACTAGAGACTGAGACGCAGGAGCAGGCGCCGACTCGTGGAATCCTATATCTAGTTCTCCACCCTTTTCAGAAACAGTTAAATATCCCATCTGGTTTAGAACATACCCAACTAGACCGGCCAGAGCTAGAACCACTAATAGAGATACAAAACTTCCAGTGGAAACAAGTGTTACAATTGATAGCAACACAAGACCTGCTATTGCGATCATAAGAATTGTTGGTTGATTCAACATCTTTGTTACTCATCAAGACGATAATAAATTAAAAGTCTCATTGTTACAGCCAGTGGGAACTTGTTAGGGCCATGATCTACGATACGTGTATCGTCTAGAGTGTGCCACGATGAGTTCTTAGAGTTTCTACCAAAGGCAAACCAGTGACCTCCTGTAAAACATGTTACTGCGTGAAGTGCATATTGATGTTTATTGATTTCAAGAATGCTTGGGTATTCAATTTTACCAGATACAGATGTTTTATGGATCATCAATACTCTCGGAAAGGTTCCAATTAGCTGTTGCTTAGAACAACCTTTTTCATTACACTTCTCACATTTCCAGCTATCAATTGGGTAAGGTTTCATCATTTCTGCGATACTTCCAATTAGATTTTGAGGTTTGCCATCATTTACGATAGATAGCTCTATGATAGTATCCTCTTTCATCTCTTTAGTTTTACACGCCTTACACTCAATGCTATCAGCTATCTTAAATCTAAAAAGCTCATCAAGATACTTAAGCTTATCGCAGAGATACTGTAGAAGTTCATGACTATCACCTATTCCTTGTCCGGCTGGCATGGTCGCTGTTCGAACAGTTTCAAAGAACTCTTTCAAACCTTCTTTTCCTTGCGTTTCCCAGATTTTATGAAGGCTTTTGTCAATATCATTTTCCGGTATGAACTCTGTAGCAGAATATCGTTTCTGAACATCTGGAATACGGTATATACTCTGAAGACATGCGTTCACCCAACAGCTCCCTCTAAAATTATTCAGAGGGAACATCTTTAATGTTGAAACTTAGAGAAATCTGTTAAAAACGGTTGCGGCTCTCCTTCAGAAGGAAACGCTTTTTGGAGGTCTGGGTTGAATTGATAGGCATCACTATCGTCTACACAATCGGACTGGTGTTTTCCAGATTTACACTTACTACCCGGAACAGGTGTTATTTCAGGTCCATAAATGTCCGGATACACATTCGTATCGTCAGATGATCCAGACTTTCCATCAGTCTTAGAAGCAGGTTTAGGTTCTATCTTAGATGTTCTAGGTCCATAGATTTCCAGCTCAGGAGGCTCTTTATCGTCTTTCTTAGATGGCTTTTTGCCCTTCTCTCCAAACTTAGAAAGTGTATCCATCATGTCTTTATTGGTCATGTTCTCTCTGCGTCTCCAGAAGATGATGACTAAAAGAGCAACTATTCCTGCAATAAGCCACATCATTTCCTTTGTTGAAAGCAAAGAAATGCCTTCCAAAAAGACAGTGCGTAACAAGAGAAAGGACAGACGTCGGACTCTCAAGAAGCTCCCTGGTAAGAAGCGTCGCGGAGGTAACAGAGATAGTCAGGCATTAATCCCTCCTAACTCTGCTTTTGGAGATAAAATTGGTGCTCCAGTAAATAGCGATAATGCTTGGTATAAAATAGCTTAAAAAGAAGTAAGAGATGTCGTTGATTAAATACTTCCCTGGTGGAGGCGTTTGTAATTTAGGTGTCCCAGCTAAACAACCTGGCCCTCCCGGTCCTCCTGGCCCTCCTGGTGTAGCCGGTCCTCCTGGTTCTACAGGCCCTACAGGGGCTGCATCTGATGTTACGGGCCCTACCGGTCCCATAGGTCCAGCCGGAACATCGGGCCCACTTCCCGTGGCAACATATTATATATCAGGTAACATATCTGCGCCAAGTAGTGTAGAAACAGTTGTAGTTTATGATACATTAGATACAACTTCATCTATTGGTTCACTTTCCGCTACATATGATACAACCACTGGTATTCTTACAAACAATACATCAGCTATACTTAGCTATTTGATAACCGGCGCCGTGTTTGTTGATATAACCGCACTTCAAATAGTGGAAATTCGCAGAACACATTCTGGTATAGATTTTAGATCATCCTTAACATTTTCATCTTCAGATACTAGTGTTATCTTTTCAGGAGTTGTCGTTCTAAATCCAAGTGATACAGCAACTATAGTCTACACAAACAGCAATGGTCCAGATAGAATTATACAAGCTGAATCGGCACATATAACTAGCTTGGTAATAACTCAATTAGATTACATACTTGGTGATACAGGTCCTACGGGAGACACAGGACCTACGGGAGACACCGGTCCTACAGGTGATACAGGTCCTACAGGTGATACAGGTCCTACGGGAGACACAGGACCTACGGGAGACACCGGTCCTACAGGCGATACAGGTCCTACGGGAGACACCGGTCCTACAGGTGATACAGGTCCTACGGGAGATACTGGTCCTACGGGAGACACAGGACCTACTGGAGACACCGGTCCTACGGGCGATACAGGACCTACTGGAGACACCGGTCCTACAGGTGATACAGGTCCTACGGGCGATACAGGTCCTACGGGAGATACAGGTCCTACTGGCGATACTGGACCTACTGGCGATACAGGTCCTACGGGAGATACTGGTCCTACTGGAGACACAGGTCCTACGGGCGATACAGGACCTACTGGAGACACAGGTCCTACAGGCGATACAGGACCTACTGGAGACACAGGTCCTACAGGTGATACAGGTCCTACGGGCGATACAGGTCCTACAGGTGATACAGGTCCTACGGGAGACACCGGTCCTACAGGTGATACAGGTCCTACGGGAGACACCGGTCCTACAGGTGATACAGGTCCTACGGGAGACACCGGTCCTACTGGCGATACTGGACCTACTGGCGATACTGGACCTACAGGCGATACAGGACCTACTGGAGACACAGGTCCTACAGGAGACACAGGTCCTACAGGTGATACAGGTCCTACAGGAGACACAGGTCCTACTGGAGACACAGGTCCTACGGGCGATACAGGACCTACTGGAGACACAGGTCCTACAGGCGATACAGGTCCTACAGGCGATACAGGACCTACTGGAGACACAGGTCCTACAGGAGACACAGGTCCTACAGGTGATACAGGTGATACAGGTCCTACAGGTGATACAGGTCCTACAGGTGATACAGGTCCTACAGGTGATACAGGTCCTACAGGTGATACAGGTCCTACGGGAGACACCGGTCCTACAGGTGATACAGGTCCTACTGGCGATACTGGTCCTACTGGCGATACAGGTCCTACGGGCGATACAGGTCCTACGGGAGATACAGGTCCTACTGGCGATACTGGACCTACTGGCGATACAGGTCCTACGGGAGCTTACAACTCTTTAATACAGCAGGTAACTCAGGAGCCTATGGGTCATGAACAAAGAACAGATTCAACTATAACATATGACTATGGAAGTCCTACTGGAGACTTTACAATAAGTCCTACCGGATCATCATATAATGTATGGGTAGCTGGAACGCAGTTTACAAAAATAACAAGCTCATCTCTGACAATCGGTACACTTGGAACTGGCTTATACTATATTTATTTTGATACGTCTGGAAATCTTGGGGTTCAGTTTAATACATTTTTTATCTGGGATGCTCAAGCTCCAACCGCATATGTATATTACAACTCTGCTTACCCGGCAGAAGCTATGTTTTTTGACGAAAGACACGGTATTGTTCTAGATTGGGCAACTCACGAATACCTACACAGAACCAGAGGCGCCGCTATAGCAAACGGGTTTGACATCTTTAACTATACAACAACTGGAAATGGAAGCACAGTGGCGGATGCTGAATTCTCACTGACAAATGGAACATTTTTTGATGAAGATTTAGAGGTAGATATCACAGACGGAGCACCCGGAATATGGTCAATGGACTTAACCCCCGTGACATGCCCAGTGATATACTTTGATACAAGTGGATGGAGAAAGCCGACTAGTTTTACTAGTTATCCTCTGATAACTGGACCAAATGATCGCCCATATTGGAACGATATAAATATACCCGGCACAGTTGAATCTTCAAATGGTGATTTTGTAATATCTTGGATTGTTGCTACGAACATGGCAAATACACCAGTGGTGTGTATCATGGGGCAAGACGTATATAACAGCTTGACGTTGGCACAGAGAGCAACTTACAGCGAGCTGAATTTAACCGGACTACCAATTGTAGAGCTACGTCCGCTGTATAAGATAATCTACGAAGTTAGAAATACCTATGTTACTCCTCCAAGAGCGAGAATAGCAGATGTCCTTGATATACGATATTTCCAATCTGTAGGTGGTGCGATTCCTGGGGCACAAGGTGCTACTGGTCCTACTGGACCTACAGGAGACACTGGACCTACCGGCGAGACAGGTCCTACCGGAGATACTGGTCCTACTGGCGCTCCGGGTGATAGATATCAAGCAACTGGGCAAATTGATAGTTCAGCGGCTACTAACATAAATTCCCTGAATGCGTCTATCATAACAACTCTATCGCCTACACCATTAGCATATATAGCTGGAAACTCAATTATAATAACACAAGCTGGCGGGAGAAAGGCAGAAGGAACTGTAGTTTTATATCCGGCAGCAACTGATCCGCCAGGATATACAGAAATACGTGTAGATATTGTTTATTCAACTGGCGACTTTGATCCTGGCCCAGTTACTATTAACTTAGATGGCATTGATGGCCCTACAGGTTACACTGGTGAAACTGGACCTACTGGAGAGACTGGACCTACAGGAGCTGATTTTCAGTATTCTGGACCTACAGGAGCTGTTCTATTTTATGATGGAACAGACGTAACAGGAAGCACTGGTCTAACTTACACTCCTACAGACACAGGTGGAACGGGTGGAATGATAATATCAGGAGATATACTTCCTACTCAATCAAATGTGTTTAGTCTAGGAGCTACTGGAACAAGATGGAAAGAGGTTTTTATGGGACCCGGAACTCTCAACATTGAAGGCCCGTCTGGGTCTAACGCAACTCTTGGTTCCGATTTAGGCGGCGTTGCATATACAGCAAAGGGTTTTGCTACTCCGTTTATCACAATTGGACCGTCTATTGCCGATCCTATCCAACCCGGAGCTATTGGTGGATGGAAAGTTGGTCCTACAGGAACAATTGGAACAAATGACTATGATCTAGTCGCAATCCATTCGGATGCGTCTGGAACAATTTATGGTCCTACTGGTGGAGTTTCAATTATAAACCCGTTACATCCGGTGAATTTTACAGGTTCAAATACCGGTCCATCCATGGGTTCTACGGGACCTACTGGGGCAACAATTGTAAGCTCAACAACCATAACAACTCGCGCAACTGGATATATTTGGGCAATTGCGTCAATATCATATTCAAATTCAGATAATGTAGAACATCAAGTATCCACATATCTCAAAATTCACGGAAATCAAGGAAACACAAGCGTTATAACTATACCTCGCAAATCTGGAGGCAATAATGGAACTGGAAATATAACTCTACATCACCTAGCAGGACCGTTTAGTCCAACGGGTGGTATACCAATTGAGTTATACGCATGGGACGGTCCAACTGGAAGTGTGAGCGTAACACATTGCGATCTTATGGCGATGAACAATCTAATGCTATCTCCTTAACTCAAAGTAAAAAGATATAAGCTCTTATTTAGATCTCCAACAATCTCATCGCGAATGTTTAGTAGATCAGTGTCTTCGGGCTTGAGTAGCTTGGGGAGCTTGTGTGTCATCCACTTGATGGCATCCTTTAGCAGAGCGGGGGCTTCCTTCTCGTGAAAGTTGCGGACACGAATGGTTCCGCTTCTAGCAGTGAACTTGGGACGACCATACTTGCCCATGTAGACCTCCACAAAACTATCAATCTTCTCATCCAGAGAACCGACAAGATCATCTGTAGCCTTGTGGCGAGGATAGCTCATCGTCTGCCAGTGATAGATTTTCACTTGGTCACGAAGCATCATTAATGTGGAAATCATATCAGCTGACATTTATTCTAAACAGAGTAAATTGTATCCACACACCAAATCTGTTGGTTATCTTGGTCAGTCCATTCAATCTTAATCTCTACTCTTCCTGACACATCAGGAAAAATAGAGCTTCCAGAAGAGTTGTAAAAAGCGGGTTCCAAAGGACAGGCTTCCTGTGAGCATAAATCAATCACAGTCGGGGCAAAAGGAATAAAATTGACCCAATAACTATACTTTACAGAACCACCTGTCACTTGCTTAGATAGGTCATAAGCAACCCAAATGGTAGAGTTATCACCGGCCACAGGAGAAATAGGGTCAATGCCCATTGAAGTAATCTTTGCTACACTTCCAGAAGTAGAGCAATCATGAATCGTTCCTTGGTAAAGAGCAAGAGCCATTAGAAATCCACGTAGCATTTACATTAATAAGGATAGTAGTTCTAAAATCACTAGCAAGGTGAAGAGCATTCGCTTAGGCATTCGCGAACAACATCAAGTAGACCATGTCCCTTAGGCTTACATTTTAAAGGCTCAAGGAAGATGTAGCTTACACCACCATCATAGACATGAGCCCAACCAACCACTTTCTTTCCGGTATGAAATAGCTTTCTATGAATGATGTTCTTAAGATGTTCTTCTTCTTCGTGTGTCATAGCAAGGACCCATCGCCCTTTTTCCCAAGTCTGACCAATTTTGGCAGACACACCTGGGACTTGATAGCTTTCAAGGTAAACAGGAACATCCTTAGTTTGAAGTAATTTAGAAATCTCATAGGATCTACTTAGCGCCATGGGTTTGATTTAAAGGAAGAAATTCGGTAGTAAACTGTCCGTTTTTAAGGTGAGGCTCATTGGAGGAAACACCTTGCCAGTTTAGTGTCATATCACCATATCGAGGCTTTATCTCGGGGGGAGTTACAGTCATGCTACTAACTGGAGTTGACTTTGCGTTTTTATCAAGAGCCTTTAGGTAATTTTCCCAATGGGTTTTCATGTCCATTTTTGTTAACATACGAAACAAAAATGAAGATGTTTTACAAATGTCGAGAGAACTAAACTCCGACGAAGAAGTAGATGAACTCATCAAATCAGAAAAAGTTCCAGTAATGGTTATCTATTATGCGTCTTGGTGTCCTCATTGTCAAGCAATGGAAGGAACTTGGAATGAACTTGCTAAGAAGACAGAAGGCAAGGCAAAGGTGGTAAAGATTGAGTCAGAAAAGACTAAGAAAGTTGGTGCTTTTCCCACAGCCAAGATAGCAAAGAAGGGTAAGATTGTAAAGACTGTGGAGGGCGGTGGTCAGTCTGCTGATGATCTAGAAAAGATGTTACTTGGAGGGAATGGGGGTCTTAGACGGAGGCGTACCGGCAGGCTTCGCAGTAGAGTTCGGAAGACGCATCGCGCCCGGCGCCTTAACGTGACCCTCCGATAATACCTTGGCTCCACGAGCAGGAGGAGCGCTAGAATAGTCCGGCTCGTCTAGACCCTTCGCCAGCCACTTCTTAAATCCATCTAGATCATTCGGAATCATAGCAGACTGGAGTGTGCTAAATGTTCTCATGGCCTGCGTTGTATCAAACAGATCGGTTGTATCCATATGTAGGTCTGATGTTTGCTGGAAACTCTTGTAAATCTCAGCCTTTACATCTCTGCGATTTATCGGCGCAGCATCTTCACGATTAGGATTATCTTGGATTTCTGTCAGAAGAGGATTCATGAACGGATTCTCCTTTGTGGGCATCGTATAGCTCTTAGAAGCCTTCTTATCTTGCGCTACGAAGGACTCTAATACCTTGCCATTGGGAAATAGATTGTAGAGTAGAACTGTGGCTACCATCACTGCAGGGATAGACATAAGGTAAGCAGAAATACTAGTTGATAAAAATAGAATTACAGAGAAGTAGGTTGAGAAACGAACTACTGAGTTAAGTGCTTCTGCTGTAGTCATATCTTTGGTGGGAACAAACTTAGCCCACGTATCTCTGGCAAATAGAACAGCCGGATCTTTGAACCAGATTGTCTCTGACATATTACTTTACTTTGAGGTTTTATCACGGGCCTTTCGCTGTAGACGAGCAAGCATTCGTTGGCGACGAGCTTCGGGTGTATTCCCCATCATAACTTGAGGAGCAAGTTCTCCACGACGACCACCTAGCATATCACCAAAGGCATTTCCAAAGAGCGAGATTACCTTTGCCTTTAGACCCTCAATCTCAGACTGAATGAGTTGCTGAGA